GAAATTAATGTAACTGATAGAGAAATAGAATTGGTAACAATTGCAGGATTATGTCATGATTTGGGTCACGGTCCATACAGTCATACATTTGAAATTTGGTTACATAGAAAAGATATTCCTTTTCACCACGAAGATATGTCCATTAAATTGGTAAGATTATTAGTTTCGAATTATAATATTCCTCTCAGCGAAGAAGAAGTGGAAATTATATGTCATATGATTGAGGGAACAGTATTTAATCCTGAAAGAGAATTTATGTATCAAATTGTTAATGATAAAAAAGCAAGTATTGATGTTGATAAATTTGATTATTTAACCAGGGATTGTAAAATGACAAATAAAGAATGTAGTTTTAATGCAGAACAATTAATTCAAAATTGTCGAGTAATAAATGGTAAATTATGTTATGATAAAAAAGAATTACATACAATTAACGGATTATTCATGACAAGGTATAATATGTTTAAGCAAATCTACTTACATAAAACTGTCAAAGCGATTGAATTTATGTTTATGGATGCATTTGAACATGTCGGAAAAACAATTGATTTTCAAAAATATCTCAATGATCCAAATGAATATATCAAACTAACTGATAATTTTATTAAATCTTGGGTTGATGTTGGCCTAATATTTAATCAACTTAATTCACATTTACTTGCAGCTAAACAAATATTTACAAACATACAACTTAGAAAAATTTATAAAAATATAATTTATCAAAGATGGATATTTTACGGAAATCAGAAGGAAATATTAACTGAGGAAAAAATAAGAGATGAAATAATTAGCAGATCAATTAATCAGCTTAATGAGCAAGATATAAGAGTTGAAATCCTAACGTTGAACTACGGCATGAGTAATCAAAATCCTGTTAATAATGTGAGATTCTATGATAAGATGAATTATGATGCTTATTACGAAGAAAATTATAATCATGATAGTGTTATGGTTCCTAAAATATGTATTTAACATTATATTAGGATATACATGACCAATCCAGATAATTTACATAAAAAAAAAATATTAATTGATACTTTTTTTGAATTTGCTGTTTTACATGGGCAAGTAATCACCGTTTATAAGAGTTAGTTACGTTTTGCCAATAAATACTTGTTCTTATATTTATGATATTTAGCTTCATAATATTTTTCATTATGTTCATCATCTTTATCCTTATTTTTATTAGAATGTTTTCTTTTACCTCCTGTAGCAATGGGAGCAGATTTAACTTCTACTTTTTTTACATTATTATTGTCAGATCCGAATGATCCTTTTAATGACAATAAAGCATTACTTATTGTATCACTTGTATTTTTTGCTAATTGTGTAGTTTTATCTCCAATTGTTTCTAAAAAGTTATCCATTTTTGTATTTGAATCAATATTTTTATTAATCTTATTATCCACATTTATATTTGATTGATCAGCTTTCTTTTCAATTTGTTTCTCTTTGTTTTCTACTTTTGTGCTTGGTTGATCTATTTTCTTTTTTGCTTCTTCCAATGTTTTTTTATATTGTTCTTGATCAATGTGACTTTTATACATATAAGGTAGTACTTTTCTACTAGTAAAAGTCGATGTTTCGTTCTTATCCATTTTATCAAGACAATAATTAAATTGTTCGCTTGCATCAGCCTTTTTACCATCATAAATTTTCATTGCTGTTTTACTACATGTTTTTGCAGCAATATCAGCATCTTTACATTTATTAACATCGATATAAACAATACCATTTTCTGTTACTTTAAAACCTTCTTTCCATGTTTCAGTATTATTAATATGATCTTTGAATGTTACATTATGAGCTTTTTTCATATGATTAGAAATAAATAATCCGTGAGATACTATTGCCAAGTTTAATACTTGTTTTCCTGGATTAGCTCTAACAACTTTATCTAGAATGTAAGGTAAAACATAATTAATAAAGTTATCGTAATCACTTTTATCAACATTGATTTTATGATTAGATGAAACGCAATCGAAAATATCAAATTTGGGAGTAATATGACTATCTTTTAGTATTTCTTTAAATTGAGGTTTTTCTACTAATGATTTTAATTTTTTAATATCGGGTTCATTACTACTGTCAACACCAAGTACTGGTTGTCTATATTCATTAACGCATGGAAGTACATATAAATTAGCTTCCAGTTTAGTATTAATAATTGCATCAACTGCTGTTTCAAAAGCTCTAATCAAATGAGAACAACCAATAAAGTCAATATTTTCTATCATGTCAAGATTAATTGCTTTGGCTTGTTTTTCACCCTCTTGTGATAACGGTGGATTTGCAACTAACACAGGAGCTGCTAGAGTATTAAAAAAACCAAAAGATTCATAACTTTTCGCTAAATTTTCACAAGATCTACCATGACGAATAAAATGAAGATAAACAGTTAAATTTTTATCTTTAAAATCTGCGAGAGTTAATGATTTACAATTCTGTTGTTTGTTCTCTTCAGGTATTACTTTCGGTACTTGTGGTTGCATTTGTGCTTGAGGCTGTGCTTTTGCTTGTACTTGTGGTTTTGGCTGTAATACTTTAGGCTGCACTTGTGGCTTGTTTTGCGTTTGCGGATTTGCTTGTTTTGATTGCTTAGCTTCTCCTTTGTTATCCATAAAAAAATACTAGTATATTAAGTGATCAGAATATTTTTTAAATTTTAACTTTGATATTGAGTACAATTCTAACACTTGTAACATCGTCAATAATATCTGCTTTATCAGAAATACAAAATTCGACAACACCAACACGAACACCTGAATTTGATCCGATATTAATTACGTTACTAATGTTTAAATTGTTATCACAAACATTGTTATTAAGTTCTCGGTGTACTAATGTTGGTCTAGAAGTATCTTTAATTAAATTAAGACTATTAAATCTTTCTAGTAATTCAATAATTAATGTTTTTTTATGAATATTGTCCAGTCTGGGATCAAACGAAACTAAAATATTTCCGCTTGAATTTTTAACTGATTCAATTATTTTGTCATAAATATTTTTTCTGTTAGCAAGTAATAATTTTAATTGATTTTCTTTCACGAGAGACACGTAATAATCATGAGTAAGAATAAATTTATTCATTTCTAATTAAAAGTTGTTCTTTACGTTGTATATGTATATAAGTGGTAAAAATATGTTGTAGCATTAATCATTTCATTTTTTACTTAATTTTTGAGAAAAATTGAATTAATAATATCCTAATTACTTATAATAATACTATTAATTAATGTTAATATACAATTGATTATGGACAATAAGACGATTCGAACAGTTTTCAAATCATTTGGTTTTTCAAAATCAATGGAAAAAAATGATGATTTTGGTGCTATTATTAAAGATTTTATTTCTGATGACACAAGTATTAATGATTTTGAAAATACATTTTTTAGTATTGCACCGTACTTGCAAAAAACTATACACATATTCACTGAAGATAAAATTATAAATTCATCGACCTCTAATTTGGGTATAATGTTCAAGTTTGAGTTATTGTTAAAATTCTTAAAATCAAAACAATTACAAAAACTTGAAAAATTAACTTTAACAGATATGTTCATATCTAAAATTCAATTAAATCAATTACTGCATCAATTAACAAAAATTAAATCGTTGACACTTGAAAAATGTCGGTTAGATAACTTAAGCGATATTTTTGGAGATGGAAATACACATTTTCCAGAATTGATTGAATTAAATTTAAATGGTAACTACATTCGTGAATTTAGTATTGATCCAACACATTTTCCATTACTTTCAGTTCTTGATTTAAGTTTTAATGCATTAATTGGAATTAATTTTAATGATTACAATTGTGGCATAAAAATCTTACACTTACAAGAAAATAATTTTACTGAATTTCCTAAAGAAATTCTATGTTTACGAAATTTAGAAGAATTAAATTTATCAAATAACAAATTGGAAATATTACCACCAGAAATAGAAAAGATGCAATCTTTGTTAGTTTTAAATTTGTCAAAAAATAGACTAAGAGAATTACCTATTAATTTAACAAAACTCACATATTTGTCAAAATTATGTTTGGCTCAAAATTATATTTCAAAGTTACCTGCATTAAAACCAATGTCATCATTAGAAGAACTTGATATTTCTGATAACAGAATTAATTACTTGTTTAACGATTTAGCAATTTTGGAAGGCTGTAATCTTATTAAACTTGATGCTTCATCTAATGACATAAGTGCTATTTCTCATTTGTACACTGTCAATATTAATACTACCTCGAATGTGGGCAAATCATTTTTATCAACATTAAGATATTTGAAATTAACACATAATAGAATAGCTAATATAACTTTTTTGGCAGGTGCTATTTCATTGGTTGAATTAGATATTTCACACAATTCATTGACTACGTTTAATCAAGCAGGAAATAATGAATTTACTTGTTTAGAAAATATCAATTTATCATATAATAATTTATGTATGTTGATCAATGGATTGTTTAACATAATCACTTTAAAAAAATTGGATTTATCACATAATAATATAACCAAATTAGATAATATTGAAAATTTAATTTACCTTGAACATTTAAACGTTTCTAACAATAAAATCACAAGTTTTCCACAACCAATTCAAAACAGAGAATATTTAAAAGTTATAAATGCTAAAAATAACAATATAAAAGACATTCCCACTTTTTTCAAAGAAATGGCTTCTTTAACATATTTTGATGTTGACAATAATCCTATTGATGAAAAAAACCCAAATAATTTGGAAATGATTGCTTACATACACGACTTACATGGAGGTAATGATACTAATGTTTATACTTCTAGAACTACACATTATGAAACAATTAATGATGAACAAACAGGTGTTAAAAGGCAAGCACAAGTAGTTGATAATTATATCAATCAAAACAGAATTAGCAAGGAAAAAATGGATGAATTCAGAAAAGCAGATGAAAATGATGATGATATTAGTAATATTGATTTACACGCAAAACATTTTCCCAGACAAAATACTCCAATTCGTATGGATGATACTATTCATAATAAATATTTTAGCAATCTTGAGGATAAAATTATAAATCATTACGCAAAAAGAAATGACATTATTATTATAAAAGAAAATTATATCAATGCAATTAGGGATTTTATTATTGCTTACCCCCACTCTTTGTCATTAGAAAATCTGGAAGCAACTCTGAAAAATATTAATTATTTTAAGGATGAAACAAAAAGAACATTGATTTGCTCTTGTGGTGATCGAAGACTAATTGATGGTATTGGTAAAAATTTTTTGCAAATTTTACAGCATGTATTCTTTTACGTAGTTAATCAAGAACCATTTAGAATGGAAAAACTAATAAAAAATATCAAGTTTCATGTTGAGTATCATACTAATACAAAAACACCAAATGTTCGAAAATATATTGAATGTATAATTAATGCAATGAATGGTATGTGCGATGAAATAACAAATAATGTGTCAGATATTGAAAACATAATTTGCAAGGTTTTAGAAGTTAGTAGACTTCCAGCAACAATGGAACTTAAACACCGAAAATTTAGGGAGAATCTCACTAAAGAATTGTATGATGAAACCGTTTATGATTTGTACTCACCCTTTATTAAAATGATAAGTAATTAAAAATGATTTTTTTATTATAGAATGATTTAAAGAATCATTAACTTGATATAGCACTAATATTAATAAGATTATAGACAAGAAAATATTAACATGTTAGAATTATTATCTAAATTATCTGTTTCTTATACAAGTTTTCTAGTGTCAACTTTTGTAGAATTACTCAAAACTTGTCAAATTAACATTGACACATCATATCAAAGAGATGTTGTGTGGTCCGAGGACAAATTTGAAAATTTTATAAATTCATGTTTTCATAAAATAATACCTAATCCAATAATACTCAATAAATCTATTGGCAAGAACAAAAAAATAATTTATAATTGTATTGATGGCAAACATCGATTAACATCTTTATTGAAGTATATTAACAACGATATATCATTTAAACATAATGGTATTAAATATTTCTACAATCAAGTGCCAATAAATAAAAATGCTCTACTAACAAATAGAAATGCTCTATCGATTGACGAAATGGTATTGACTGAAATTGAAAGAAAGAATTTTAATAATATTTTAATACCTGTAGTCATTTATGATAACATAGAAGAAGAAGATGAAAGAGATATTTTTAATAGAATTCAGTTAGGCAAACCATTAGTAACTGGTGAATTGATACTATCTAATTTTAGTGATACAAGAGTAAAACTAGAATTCATTAAATTTTGTGATTCATTAAAACCAATAATTACGAAATACATATCAATTA